ATGTGGTGAAGGCATGGGAGAGTGTTCTGCATGCTTGCCGGGCGAAGATGTTGGCTGTTCCGACCAAGATGGCCCCGGTGCTGGCTGGCACGATGGATGTGAACGTCATTAAGGAGCGCCTGGACGAGGCTGTCCGCGAGGCGCTGGATGAACTGGCCAACTACAACCCCAGCGTCGATCCTGTGAAAACTGGCGTGGCCGCTCCGGTCGAGGAAGATGGCGAGCCTGCGCCGAAGAAGCGTGGTCGGCCAAGGAAGATCGATAAACTGAAGGAGTAGGTTGCTCCCAGTGCCGTTTTGGACTAGATTGGATAGATGATCTACCTTCTTGCCGTCTTTATCGCACTCCAGATCGTCGATGGCGTTACGACCTATTTGGTCCTGACCAATGGCGGCTATGAGAAGAACCCCATCGTCGCGTGGGGCATGGCTAAGGTCGGCATGGTCCCAGCCTTGGTGCTGTTCAAGGGCCTGTCTGTTGCGCTTGGCGTCATCCTGTACAACTTTGCGGACCAGGGCGGCGTCTATGGCTTGGCGGTGCTGACGGCAATTGGCCTTTGGGTCGCGCAGAACAACTACAGGGCGTATAAATCACTCACCTAACCATTGGCTTCTAATGATAGCACTAGATCCATCAATCCGCGCCGAAGCCCTAGCCCAGTTGGCTGGGGCCATGAAGCGTTTGACGCCCCCGCCTCGGCTTTCTGTGGCGGAGTGGGCCGACCATGAGCGGAGGTTGGATAGCCAATCGTCGGCTGAGCCTGGCCGGTGGTATACCTCGCGGGCTGAATATCAGCGCGGGATCATGGATGCCTGCTCGGACCCGAATATTCGCGAAGTAGTGGTGATGTGCGGTACGCAGTCGGGTAAGTCCGAGGCGATTCTGAACACCATTGGCTACCATATGCACCACGATCCCTGCCCGATCTTGGTGATGCAGCCCACCGTCGATATGGCGCAGGCGTTTTCGAAGGACCGCGTAACTGCGGGTCTGATCCGTCCCACCCCGGCTCTGCGTGGGCTGGTCAATGATAGTAGGGCTAAAGATGCTAATAATACGACACTTCACAAGGTTTTTCCTGGTGGCGCTCTGTCTCTTGTTGGCGCTAACAGTCCATCTTCCCTTGCTTCTCGTCCTATTCGCGTTGTTCTATGTGACGAAGTGGATCGATACCCTCCGTCAGCGGGTGAGGAAGGCGATCCAATTTCTCTGGCAAAGCGCCGAGCGGCTACGTTCTGGAACCGAAAGATAATTCAGGTAAGCACCCCAACCAACAAGGGCGCGAGCCGGATTGAGGACGCTTACGAAGAGACTGACCAGCGCAAGTTCTATGTGCCGTGCCCGCATTGCTCGCATAGCCAGCTTCTGCTCTGGTCAAACGTCCAGTGGCAGGATGATAATCCCAAGACGGCGCGTTACCACTGCAACGAATGCGGCGCGGCATGGAGCGAAAGCGAGCGCCACGCTGCTGTGGCCCAGGGCCAATGGATCGCGCACAAGCCGTTTAACGGCGCGGCTGGCTTTTGGTTCAATGCCCTCTATTCGCCGTGGGTTGATCTGGTGGATACGGTCGAGGAGTTCCTTGCCTGCCGCAAGGATCCGATGCGGCTCAAGACGTTCGTTAACACTATTCTGGCCGAGACTTGGGAAGATCAGGGCGACGGCGTCGATGATTATGCCGTGGCGCAGCGCAAAGAGGATTATGATGGCATCCCAGAGGATGTCGTGCTGCTGACTGCCGGCGTTGACGTACAGGACGACCGGCTTGAAGTCGAGGTCGTCGGCTGGGGCGCCGGGGAGGAAAGCTGGCAGATTGAATACCATGTTCTGTACGGCGATCCGTCGTCGCCGCGCCTCTGGGCGCAACTGGATGAGATTATTCTGGCGACTTACGCGCATCCGATTGGCGAGCCTATGCTTATCCGCGCAACTTGCGTGGACTCCGGCGGTCAGCGTGGACTCCGGCGGTCACCACACCCGCGCTGTCTATAACTATGCCAAGACTCGCGCCGGCCACCGGGTGTTTGCCATCAAGGGTGTCGGCGGCGAGGGCAAGCCAATCGTGGGTCGCCCCAGCAAAAACAACGTCGGCAAGGTGCCGCTATATGCCATTGGCGTAGATACGGCCAAGGAACTGCACTATGCCCGGCTAAGAATTGACGAAGCCGGCCCCGGCTACTGCCATTTTCAGGCCAAGCGGGATGATGAATACTTCCGGCAGTTGACGGCGGAAAAGCAGGTCATCAAGTATCACAAGGGTTATCCGACCAGAACTTGGGTGAAAACCCGCACCAGAAACGAGGCTCTGGACGTTCGTGTTTACGCGATTGCCGCCTTTCACATATTAAATGTGAATATGGATAGCATTGCTCGCCGCTTTTATGCTAATGTGGAGCGTAGGGCGGAAGTTGCAGCCCCGAAGGAGGTGGCGAAGCCGCATCCACTGGTAGGCCCCAAGCGGGCAAGACCAAAGGGCGGATTTGCGAATAACTGGCGTTGAGGGCTGATGGCTAACCTGTTCGACGAAAGCAATGCTCCAGAGGGCGAACCGCTTAAGATAGTGGTTGGCGACTTCATCCAGTGGAAAAAGACGGCGCTTGCCGAAGCCTATCCGCCTGCCACGCATTCGGCGCAGTATGTGGCCCGGATCACTCAGGGCGGCGCGTCGGAAATTCAATTGCCTGCGATTGAGCGGAGTGGTTACTACCTGTTTCAGGTTTCCAGCGCCACCTCTGAGCTATTTACGCCGGGCTTCTATCACTGGCAGCTTGAGGTTGTACAAACCGCCACCGGCAATCGCATTGTTGTCGAGCGCGGCGAGTTCGAGGCTATTCCTGACCTCGATAGCAATGGCGCTGACCCGCGCACTCATGCTGAGATCATGCTCGACAAGATCGAGTCGCTGCTTGAGGGCCGTGCCGACAAGGATGTTTCTTCTTATGCAATTCAGGGCCGCTCTATCTCCAAGATGAGCGTTTCTGACTTGCTTCAGTGGCGCGATTACTACCGCAAGGAAGTCCTTAAGGAGCGCCGCGACAACGCCATTGCCTTGGGCAGGCCGACTAAAACGACTGTAAAGGTGCGATTCCTATGAGCGTATGGCGTAATTTGCTTGGGCTGCCTGAAGGGCGGGCGGTGGCCGCGCCTCGCAAGCGCTCATATCACGCTGCCAATGTCGGGCGGCTCTTTGCTGACTTTCTAAGTTCAAACCGCAGCGCCGACAGCGAGCTTCGCAGCGATCTGGTGACGATGCGCAATCGCTCGCGGACCTTGGCGCGTGACGACGTTTATGTTCGCCGCTACCTTAACCTGCTGAAGACCAATGTCGTTGGCGAGAATGGCATTGCGGCGCAGATTAAGGCGCGCAACACCGACGGCAGCCTCGATACCATTGGCAACCAGATCATTGAACAGTCTTGGGCTGTTTTCAGCCTAAAGGGCAACTTCACGCCGGACGGCAAGCGTAGCCGGGTCGATGTCGAAAAGTATGTCATTGAAACTGTCGCCCGCGATGGCGAAGCCTTTATTCAGGTCGTCAAGAACCGCCGCTTTAAGCATGGGATTGCCTTTCATCCGGTTGAGGCCGACCAGATTGACGAGCAGAAGAACGAGCGCCTGCGCAATGGCACTGAAATTCGCATGGGCATCGAGCTTGACGAATATCAGCGCCCGGTTGCTTACTGGGTTAAGCCCCGCCACCCCGGCGACTATGACTTCGCTGCTGCATATCAGCGCGCGGCTGTGCGAATCCCGGCAGAAAACATGCTGCACATCTATGCGCCAGATCGCGCCGGACAGACGCGCGGCGAGCCTTGGATGGCGCCTGCGATTAGCCAGTTGAAGATGCTGAACGCGCACCGCGAGGCTGAGCTTGTCGCAGCCCGCATGGCGGCGTCCAAGATGGGCTTCTTTACGTCGGAATCCGGCGAGGACATGCCCGCCGACGATTACGACAATACGGTGCCGATTATCGACGCGGAACCCGGCACGTTCCACCAGCTTCCCGCTGGCGTGGACTTCAAGCCGTTTGACCCCAATCACCCGGCGACGGCTTTCTCTGACTTCCAGAAGGGCATCCTGCGCGGCATCGCTTCTGGTCTTGGCGTTTCCTACGCCAGCCTTTCGGGCGATTTGGCCGAAACATCCTATAGCTCTGTGCGGCAGGGCGCGCTGGAAGAGCGCGACGCCTACAAGATGCTTCAGCGCTTCCTGATCGAGCATTTTGAGGCGCCGGCCTTTGCCATCTGGTTGCAGCATGTCATGGAATTTGGGCTCATCCCCATTCCGGCGACCCGCTTTGACAAGTTCTACAATGCCGCCACCTTCCGGGGCCGTTCGTGGCAGTGGGTCGATCCGCAGAAGGAAATTGCCGCCGTGGTGGACGGCATGCACAACGGCATTATGTCGATGAGCGATGTTGCCGGCCAGTTTGGGCGGGATATCGAAGAAACCTTCAGCCAGTGGCAGCGCGACAAGGAGCTTGCCCAGCAGTTCGGCCTTGATCTTGCGTTTGGGCCGTTTGGTGGCAATCTTCAGGCTAAGGGCGTGGAAGCGCCAGATCAGGAAGATTCACCACCGCCTCCGCCGTCGGAGCCAACTCGGATTGAGCCCAACATTACCGTAAATACTCCTCCGGTAAATGTGCAGCTTGACTTCCCGTCAACGCCGGTAGCAAAGCCGGTTAAAAGGCGGGTAAATCTTATAAGAAATGAGGCCGGAACCGTCATCGGCGCGGAGACGGAGGAGGTGGCAGATGATTGAAAGTGGAATTTCCCGCAGCTACAAAACTGAACTTCTTCGCGGAATCCATTCCGAGAACGATGAATATTACATGGCTCTTTATACGGATTCCGCCAATATCGGGCCGCAAACTCAGCGGTATTCTCCGGATGGAGAGGTTACTGCGGATGGCTACGAAAAAGGCGGAAAGAGAGTCGGCCTTAATGTGTCTGCGCTTGGGTACGGGGCGGTCTTGACCTTGGATGAACAGGTGTGGGAAAATACCACTATTACTGCTGGCGGTTCCATGATATACAATGCCAGCAAGGACGGACGAGCGGTGGCTGTGATGTCTTTTGGCGAGAGTGTTTCCTCTGTGAACGGAAAATTCACAGTAACCCCAGTTTCTGGTCAACTCATCAGGATTGTTTGAAATGGCAAACGCAATTTACCCACTTTACAAGCAGGCACTCCTTGACGGAGACACCAATATCGACCTGAACGACCTGACCGTTAAGGTGGCTCTTGTTGATACTGGGGCGTACACATATTCAGCCGCCCACCAGTTTCTGTCCTCCCTGACCGGGGTGGTCGGAACTGCTCAGACGATTGCCGCCACCACGGTCACCAATGGCGTTTTCGACGGCGACAACGTAACCTACACCGCCGTAACCGGAAACTCTGTCGAAGCTCTGGTCATCTACATTGACACCGGGGTTGCCGGCACTTCGCGGCTGGTGGCCTATATCGACACGGGCGTAACCGGATTGCCAGTGACGCCCAATGGCGGGGACATTACTGTGACTTGGAACGCTTCCGGCATCTTCGCCCTGTAAGTAAGGGGTAGAAAATGACCTGCCCGTTTTATAATGCCGTTAAAAGCACAACTTCGGGCGCGCCCGGAACAGGTAACTTTACGCCCAATGCGGCGGCGTCTGGATTTATTCATTGGGCCGATAGCATTTACGGAGCGCCAACCGGCTATATCGGATTAGTTCGTTACGACGACGGCTCAGAGTGGGAATTGCGTTACGGCTATTGGAATGGAACGACTATCAGTCGTCCGACTAATGGCTTTGTCACCAGTTCAAGTGGTTCGGGTCTGTCTCTATCCGCATCTGCAACAGCAACCTTGGTTGCGGACGGCGGCGCTGTGCAGCCACATTTGGGTATGGGCTTTGCGCGAGGATACACCGGCATTCCGGCGGCTACCACGACGCCCACGGCTCTTGGTGCTGCCGCTGCCACCGTGACTGGTACGGCAGGCTCCTCTACATTCGCCACGACCAACTTCTTGACTGAGCAGCCAACCAGTCAAACGGCCAGCGCCACCACTGCCAACGCGCAGGCGGGATATACTACGCCGGTTCAGGCGGTTAACAATACGGCGTCCGGGCGCGGTGGCTGGGGCTTCATGGCTAGGTTCGGCACCTCCACCACGATCCCAACTGGTCGCCGCTTATTCGTTGGGGCAACCGGCACGACTTTCGTCGGCGTGACAACCGATCCCAGTGCCCTGACTGCGCATTACGCCGGCTTCGCGCTCGATAGCGCCGACACCAATATTCAACTCCTTGTTAACAGCAATGCTGGCACCGGCACAAAGACTGACACCGGCATACCGCTCGTTCAGAACGGCTGGTATCACGTTCAGCTTTCGATGCGTTCCGGCGGCGGTCGCGTTTATGCCTTGCTGATCCGGCTCGATACCGGGGCCATTTGGTACGGCCACGTCACGACAGACGTTCCGGGGGTAACAACACTGCGCGGTCATGTGCTGGGCGGTTTGTCCGGCACGACTGGCACGGCGTTTACGATGAACATGAGCGCGATGATGCTGCGCTCTGGTGGATGGTAAATGTTTGGCTTTAGCCCTTGGGGCTATGAGGCTTTTGCTGCCTCGCGGTTTACAGGCCCAGCCACTCAGGGCCTTACCCCGGCGCTCTACACTAATAACCAAACCTTCTTCGGCCCAACAATAACTCCGGGCACGGTAACGCTCAGTCAGAGCAGCCGCTTTGATAACGGCAACACATTTTATGCGGCGACAATTGGGCAAGGCACGACGGTCACGCAAGCGACCCGCTTTGATAATGCCAATACTTTCTATGCGGCATCGCTGACGCGCGGGACGGTCGCTCTAACTCAGGCGAGCCGCCTCGATAATACCAATACCTTTTATGCCGTGACGCTCAGTCGCGGCGCGGTCGCCCTGACCCAGAGCAGCCGCCTCGACAATGCAAACACGTTTTATAGCCCCGCCATCAGCGGCGCGGCGACTATCACGCAGACGGCTCGGTTTAATAATACGAACACGTTCTATGCGACTACGATAACGCAAGTAGGTCCGACCCAATCGCTTCTTCCTGCATATTATGCGGGATCAAATGCATTCTACTCGCCGGTCATTAGCTCTCAGGCCACGATTCTTGTAAACCTAGCGGTAAATTCGGCTCAGTTTTACTCGGCTTCGGTCAATTCATCGATCAACCTGTCCGGCCAGTTTACCCAAAATCAAAACACTTTTTACTCAGCCACAGTGTCTACGGCTGGGATATCTATAACTCTTCCAGAGCCAGTATCTAATGCTCAGCAATTCTATTCGGCTGAGTTGAGTTATAGTCAGTTTGTTTCGGCGCCGATCATTTCTAGCGGCAATACCTTCTACGGGGTTATTGTCACTAATGGCGCAGAGCAAACCTCTCCCGGCGGGTTTACTAAAAATCGTCCGTTCAAGCCATCCAAATTCATTCAGCATCCGGAGGACAAGCCGGAATCGGCCACGGCATTTGTCGAGGCGCTGGAAATGCGCGCCACTCTGTCTGGCGTCTGGGCTGTCGGGGAAACAATTATATTTGGTCTGGCAAAAGTCAGGACCCAAATAATTAGCTCAGAAACTTTCGAAATTCGCGCATTTTCAAGCTGGAATGACCCGACCGAAGATGAGCTTGCGGCGATAATTGAATGTCTGGTTTAACTGTGCTATTGTTGTTGGTGATGGACTAGTGAGGAAATGCCGTGCCTGAAGAGCTTGAAGAGCGGATGAAGGTCAAGGTTGAGGTCGAGATCGACAGCGATCCTATCATCGACGTTGAGGAAGACATGGGCGAAGATGGCCGTGAATATGTTCTGGTTTCTGAAGAAACCGACCGCAAGAACGTAGTCGAGCTTGAGCGTCGCGCCACCGACATGGATATTCGCGGCGTTGACGAAAAGAAGCGCACTGTAAGCATTGCCGTATCTTCGGAGCTTCCGGTCGAGCGCTCTTTCGGCAGGGAAATTCTTGTTCATGAGGACGGCGCCATTGATATGGCTTTCCTCTCGTCTGGCCGGGCACCGCTGCTGCTTGACCACGATATGGAACGCCAGATCGGCGTGATTGAATCTGTCGAACTTTCTGCCGACAGGGTGCTGCGAGCCAAAGTCCGGTTCGGGCGCTCTGCACTAGCGCAGGAGGTTTTTCAGGATGTTGTCGATGGTATTCGCGGAAACGTCTCCGTTGGATACCGCGTCAACAAAATGGAGCGCTCTGCTTCGGGCAAGGATGAATACTTTGTCCGTTCGTGGTCGCCCCTTGAGGTATCTGTCGTTTCGATCCCTGCTGACCCGTCAGTCGGCGTCGGTCGTAGCGCGGCTGCTCTCGAACCCAAACCTACCGTTGAACCATCCATCAAAAAGGAGGCCAAAATGGCTGACGAAGTGAATCTGGATGCGGTTCGGGCCGAAGCTGCTGAAGCTGCTGCCCGCAATGCCGCCGCCATCATCGAACTGGGTGCGCGCCACAACAAGCGCGACCTCGCTGACGCTGCAATCAAGTCGGGCAAGAGCATCGAGCAGTTCCGTGGCGAACTGCTGGAAGTGATCGGCAACGACAAGCCGCTCGACAATCAGGACATTGGCCTGAGCAAGAAGGAAGCCCGTAGCTTCTCGCTGGTTCGCGCCATTGCCGCCCTCGCCAACCCCGGCGACCGTCGCCTGCGCGAAGCTGCCGCCTTCGAATTTGAAGCTGGTGAAGCTGCTGCTCAGCGCTATGGCCGCTCGGCTCAGGGCATCATGGTCCCCGTTGACGTTCTCGGCGTCTGGAAGCAGCGCGACCTGAACACCTCGGACGACAACGAAATCGTTGCCACCAACCTGATGGCCGGCGACTTCATCGACGTTCTGCGCAACTCGGCTTCGGTCATGCAGGCCGGCGCCCGCATGATGCCGGGTCTGGTTGGCAACGTGGCGATCCCGAAGAAGACCGCTGCTTCGGCTGGCGGCTGGATCAGCACTGAAGGCGGCGCTTCGAGCGAATCGGAACCGACCTTCGGTACTGTCAGCCTGACGCCGAAGACTGTTGGTGCGTTCACCGACATGACCCGCCAGTTGATCCTTCAGTCGACTCCGTCGGTTGAAGCTCTGGTTCGCGATGACCTGACCCAAGCTCTGGCTCTGGCTATCGACAAGGGCGCTCTGGAAGGAACCGGCCTGTCGGGTCAGCCGACCGGCATCCTCAGCACTGTTGGCGTCAACAAGCCGACCAACTTCGCTGCTGCGGTTCCGACCTTCGCTGAAATGGTGGCTCTCGAAACCGCCGTTGCCGAAGACAACGCTCTGATGGGCAACCTTGCCTACATCACTGACGCTGCCACCTACGGCGGCCTGAAGACCAAGGCCAAGGACGCTGGTTCGGGCATGTTCGTGATTGAGAACGGTCAGGCCAACGGCTACAACGTGATCCGCTCGCAGCAGTGCACCGCCGGGAATGTCTACTTCGGTAACTTCTCGGACCTGCTGATCGGCATGTGGGCCGGTCTGGACCTGACGGTCGATCCGTACACCGCTTCGACGAGCGGCACGGTTCGTATCGTCGCCCTCCAGACGGTTGACGTTGCGGTTCGTCACGCTGTGTCGTTCGCTTACAACAACGACGGCGCATAAGCGTTAAGGTGAGGGGTGGCCGTTTGGAAGTCGCGGCCACCCCAATCCTTTGAGGAGGATATAATGGTATTGTCTACCGCCTCGATGATGGGCAAAAATTCGGAGAAGGTTATGGCAAAGTATAAGTGCATTCGCGGTGTGGTAACCAGCCAAGGCGTTGCCAACGTCGGCGACATTGTTGAGCTTTCTGAGCGCGAAGCCAAAGCCCTCTCGGCCAAGTTCGTGCCAGTGGAAGATGCGCCTGAAGAAATCCGGGTGGCAGAGGCGCCTGCCATAGAGCATCGCGATCCCGTTGCTCCCCGGCGCGGTCGTCCGGCTAAGGCGTTCAAGTGATCGAGTCTAGCGCAGACCTGCTTGACTTTCTGTCCCTCGACGACTTCGCCGAGAATGCGACCTATACGCCGATTGCTGGGAGCCCGGTAACGGTTCAGGGCATTTTCGATGCGCCGCAGGCGAGCCGCAATATCACCGAGATGATGGATGTCACGATCCCGGCGCCGCAGTTTGTCTGCCGCACGGTCGATGTGCCCAATGCGGCTGATGGCGACAGCATCACAATCCGGTCCGTGGCGTATTATGTCCGGGTGGTGATTACCGATGGAACCGGGATTAGCACCCTAATGCTTGAGAGGGCTTAATGGCCCATGTCCGTAAGCAGATCAGGGATTATGTCGCGGTCCTGCTAACGGGCTACGTCTACGACCGTTTTGGCATTGTCCTGCTGGATCGCAGTGGGTCAAAGCTGGAGGTTAATAACACCCTGCTGCCGACCGGCTCTATCTACAAGTCGCGGCATTATGCGCTGGATGATTCCAAGCTGCCAGCCATTCTGGTCTACACCGAATCCGACATTACAAACCTGGCGACTATCGGCAATCGCACCTTGGCGCACAATCTGGAACTGGGTATCGATATTCTCAACAAGGGTGCAAGCGGTAGCATCTTTGAGAACGTCGAGCAGTTTGCCGCTGACATTGTTTGGGCGCTGGAAAACGATTACGACTTTGGCGGCTTGGTCAAGTCGTGTGAGCTTGCCTCCATGCAGACGGACACCAATTCGCAGGGCGAGCGCACCGTCGCCAGCGCCCAGTTGCGCTTTAACGTAAGATATGTCACCGCAATTGGCGATTGCGAGGTTTCGATCTAATGGCGCACATTCACCAGCAAATCCGCGACTATGTGGCCACCCAGGTCAACGCCATTGGGACGCTGACGGGCAAAGTCTACAAGATGCGCAATCACGCCATTGACGATGGCAAGCTGCCTGCGGCGGTGGTCTATACCAACACTCAGCAGTCCTCTGTCATTACGATTGGCATGATGACGGCGCGCGGATCGCTGGAGTTGGTTGTAGAGATTTACGTAAAGGGCGCTAGTGCCACCATCTCCGATACGCTGGATGAGTTGTGCGTCTTGGCTGAAAACGCCCTGGCCGCTGACTTTACCGTCAACGGCTTGGCCAAGTCATGCGTTTTGACCGGGACGGAAATCGACATTAATGTTGAGGGTGAGCGGGCAGTGGCGTCAGCGCGCTTGGTTTATGCCGTCGAATATGTTACAAGCATTGGCGATGTGGAGACTGCGCAATGAAGATGGTGCCTGTCTATAACGCCAATGGCGACAAGATTCTTGCTTGTGCCGATGCTGTCGAGTATTATCGCAGCATTGGTTGGGCTACCGAAGAACCGGCCAAGGAAAAACCGAAGGCCAAGGCCGCTAAGGAGACTGCATAATGGCTACTCATACTGGCAGTGAGGGCACCGTCAGGGTGGGTGCCAACGCTATCGCCGAGATCCGTTCGTATTCGGTCGAAGAAACCGCTGATACGGTCGAGGATACCTCGATGGGCGATAGCTACCGGACCCATAAGACCACGCTAAAGGCGTGGACGGGCACCGTGGACGTTTTCTGGGATGAGACCGACACCAATGGTCAGGTCGCCCTGACGGTCGGTAGCCAGGTTACTGTCTCGTTCTTCCCCGAAGGAACGTCCGCTGGTCAGTCGGAAAAGTACCTGACCGGCGATGCTATCGTGACCGGCAAGACCGTTTCGGCCTCGTTTGACGGCATGGTTGAATCGACCATCACGCTTCAGGGCACTGGCGCTCTGACGCTTTCGACTCTGGCCTAAGAGGTAGATCATGGCAACGCATACTGGTAGCGAGGGCACTGTCCGGGTCGGAGCGAGCAACGACATCCTTGAGATCCGCTCGTATTCGGTTGAGGAAACTGCTGACACCGTTGAAGACACTTCGATGGGTGACAGCTATCGCACTCACAAGACGACCCTGAAGGCTTGGACCGGCACGGTCGATGTGTTCTGGGACGAGACCGACTCGACCGGCCAAGGCGCGCTGACTGTTGGCAGCGAAGTCACTGTTCGCTTCATGCCCGAAGGCACAATCGGCGGCGATGCCTATCTGAGCGGCAGCGCAATCGTCACCGGCAAAACCATCTCGGCGTCCTTTGATGGGATGGTCGAATCCACCATTACCTTGCAGGGGACCGGGGCGCTTACCACCACCACCGTCTAACAACTAAGGAGTTAGTATGAGTATTGCACAGCGTATCACGGCTCGGACGAGCCAGAAGCGTCATATCGAAGTTCCGCAGTGGGGTGAGCCTGGTAGTCCTGAAAAGGTCTTCTTCGGCCCCCTGCTTGCTGGTGAACTCAACCGGATCCAGCGCAAGCATCCCAGCTTCCTTCAGTCGGCCTCGTTTGAGGCGATGGTGGATCTTATCATCCTCAAGGCTGAAAACGGCCAAGGCGACAAGCTGTTTACGCTGGAAGACAAGCCGGTCCTGATGCGGGAAGAGGTGGCCGTAATTTCAGGCGTGGCCGCTGAGATGATGTCTGGAACGAGCGTCGAGGACCACGAAAAAAACTAAAAGACGATCCGCTGAGGTACAATCTCGTTACCTTGGCGGATCGCCTCGGCAAAACCATCGCGGAGATTGAAGAAATCTCAATTTCAGAGTACAACGAGTGGGTCGCCTACTTCAAGGTAGAGGAAGAGAGACGGAAGCGTGGCCCAGCAAAACACTCTTGACTTCCTCATTGCCGCCCAGGTCACTGGGCAAGAGCAGATGGCGAAGCTCATTCGCGAGGTTGGCGCGCTTCGCGCAGAGACGGACAAGCTGCGCGAGGCAAATAAGGCGCTTTCAAGCTCAACGGATGCCGTAGTCCGTAACGGCGTCCGTTATAATAATGCCCTAGATGCTCAGTCCAAGGCCATGCGTCAGCAGCGGCAGGGTGCGCAGCAGCTTACGATGCAGATGAATGACTTCTTTACATCAGTAAGCACTGGCGCTAGTCCGGTTCAGGCATTTAACCAGCAAATCGGCCAAATTGGCTATGCCCTTACTCTTTTTGAGGGTAATGCTGGTAAAGTCGGTCGTTTGCTGAGCGGGCCGTTCGGGATTGCCCTGATGCTTGCCTCTGTGGCGCTTGGCAAGGTCGGCAAGGACTCCGATAGCGTCGGCGAGAAGTTTGACCGGCTTGGCGCAATCGGCGTCAGCGCGGGCAAGTCGATTGCTTCGAACTTTAATGAGATGCTGGCCCCAGCCATTAAGGCGCTTGGCCCAGTAATTCAGCTTGTTGAGGACATGATCCCGCACATAATGGAAGCCTTTGCCAATATGGCGAAGGGCGTCCTCGCAGTATTCAACCGTGTTGTGGGCGGCGTTGTCGGGCTAGTTACCGCCTCAATCATCGCAATTAAAAACTCGATCTCGGTCGTTCTTGATCTAGGCGTCGGCGTGGTCAATGCGTTTATTCGCTTGGTCGCCGCGCTCGGTGTATCCACTCGGGTCGCAGAGGTCAGGTTTGGCCGTCTTGAGGAAGTCACCAATAGGTGGGCAGGGTCTGCTGTAAAAACCGCCAATGAAGTTGGCGAGGCGTTTTTGAAGTCATTCCGCTCTGACCTCATCGATATTGATGAGATCATGGCTGGCGTGAAGATGAAGCCTAAGGCCAAGGATAAGGAAAAAGGCGGCGGCGGAAAGGGCAAGTCCGAAAAGCGGGAGGAAGACCTCTCGAATGTCAATCTAATCGAGCGTAACCAAGCGTCGATTGCCGCGATCCTGAAAAAGGGCCAGGATGCTTGGCAGGAGTATTGGGACAAGGCTTCTGGCATTGCGGGCCATGCCATGGAAAAGGTGGTTGAGATTACCGCCATGGCAACCGCCTCGGTCAACACCCTTGGCGATCAGATGTCGCAGACATGGCTCAATCGATATGAAGAGATCCAGCGGTCCTTCACCTCTATTGGTGAGGCAGTTTCCAATTAGGATGGCATGAAGGGCATTATTAACGCCGTCATTAATGAACTGTGGCGGCTGTTTGTCGTGCAGCAGATTGTCGGCATGATTACTGGTGGCCTGAACAATCTGTTCGGCTTTGGCGGCGGCGCTGTCTCTGGCATGCCCTCCATGTATGGTGCCGCGACTGCTGTGGGTAGCCAGTTGTCTGGCTCGACGCAGTTCTTTGGCCCGGCGAAAAGCTCTGGTATTTTTACTCCCGGCTTCGCCAACGGCACCCAGAACGCCCCCGGCGGCATGGCATGGGTCGGCGAGCGCGGGCCTGAACTGGTCAATCTGCCGCGTGGCAGCCAAGTCATTCCGGCCCACCGCGCTCAGAGCATGGGCGGCGGCGGTGTCACCATCAACGTAGACGCTCGCGGCAGTGCGGATCCGGCTGCGGTGCGCGCCCAGGTCCAGCAGGGCATCATTGAGGCTGCGCCCTCAATCATTGCCGCTGCCGAAGCCCGCACGGTTCAGGGGCTGCGTAGGCCGCGTCTCGGAGGGGCAATCAAGTGACGACCATTACCTTCCCATCCAGCCCTAAGCCGCAAACGCTGGCGTGGAAGCTGGTTCAGCCCGCGCAGAGCAATATCTCGTCGTGGACCGGCAAGCGCCAAGTCATTGCCTCTAGCCGTGGCTGGTGGGAATGCGAACTGACCCTGCCGCCGATTGTCGGGACGAGCAATGCCAATGCGTGGCGTTCGTTCCTGGCGAAGACGCAGGGGTCGGCCAACGACTTTCAGGTGCCGGTGGATCCCACCGCGCAATCGTCAGCCTCGGCATCCCCGAAGGTCAATGGCGCTGGGCAAACCGGGCGTAGCATAGCAACGGACGGCTGGCCGATCTCGACCACGGTGTTGCAGGCTGGTCAGTACATCACCATCGCCAATCAGCTTTTGCAGCTAACGGCGGACATTACGTCCAATGGTTCCGGGCAAGCTACTATCTCGTTTGAGCCGCCGATCCGAGTTCCGACCTCGGACAATGCCGACATTGAGTTCAAGAACCCTTATTGCCTGATGTACCTGATCGAAAAACCGGCCATGTCGGTTGAGCCGGGCTATGTTTATAGCCTGAGCCTTAGCCTACGGGAATCGTTCTAATGGTAGATCCGACTACCCAGGCGGCGCTTGAAGCGCCGGTCGTCTATTGGCGCGCGCTGCTCTATGCGGACATCGACGGCGATGTTTTGCGGGCAACCACCGGCCTGTATGATAAGACGATCTCAGGTTCTGGCGATAGCGAACTGGACGGGACCTACGAATCCTACAGCCACCAGATCATTGAGATTGGCTCTGTAAAACACAACGAAACCGGCTCGGACACCGTTGCGGTATCGATGAACGGTATTCTGGTTAATCTCGATCCCATCCTTGAGCGAGATGGTGACACGATTTACACCAGGGACACCGAGACGGTGCTGGTCCGCACCTCGGACTTCTTGAACACCATTGGCGACAAAACCCGATGGCAGGGTCGCGCTGCTCGGCTGTGGTTCTACTGCGCCGATGAGAATGAGAGCCAGGTCGGGTCGATTGTGCCGTACTATACCGGGTATATGAATGACATTGTGGTTTCCGGCTCTGCCGAGCAGCAGCGCGTGACACTCACCATTGAGAACTATCTGGCATCGCTCTCTGGTGCGCCCAGCAAGACTTACATGATGCAGAACATCTTTGACAGCGGCGATCTTAGCGCCAATGCTACACTGGGCGCTGCCAACGGGGTCGGCGGGGCTGGCTCCACTGGCTATGGTGGGTCCGGCGGCGGCGGTGGGAACGTGGGCGGCAACCCCGATGTGAGGCTGGTATGAGGTTGTCTAACTGGGAAGAGCGATTGGCAGAATATGTCGCTTATAAACGACATGAGCCGTTTGTTTATGGTGTGAATGATTGCGCCCATTTTGTCGCTGGGGCTGTTGAGGCTATAACCGGCGAATACCCCATGCCGGAACTTCGTGGAAAGTATGACAGCGAGTTTGGTAGCCTGCGGGCGGCGATGGAGATCGGCAATGGCTCTCTTGAGGCAACCGTGGACGCCAAGTTTCCGATTATTGGCATTGGCCACGCTCAAAGGGGCGACATTGCTTTCTTTGACGGCTCTATTGGTGTAGTAATGGGGTCGTTCGCGTGGTTCGTCTCCGACGATGGATTGGAGAGGGTGCCGCGCTCGATGTGGGACAAGGCATGGAGCGTCGGGCGTGGGTAAGGTTCTGAAAATTATTGCGGGCATTGCCCTGATTGCATTGGCTGGTCCTATTGGCGTCGGCGCTGCGTTTGCAGGCATTGGCGCGGCTGGGACTATCTCAACACTTCTGATTGCAGTTGGGGCCACACTTGCGCTGACAGGCGCAATGTCCTTTATGATGCCATCAATTCCCAAGTCTCAACTTTCCCGCCTCAATGTCACGCTGGAAACAACTACGCCGCGCAAGGCCGTGTTCGGCACCACGGCGATGAATTTGGACCTTCGCTATCATGAGGCGAGCGGCACCAATCAGGAATACATCGACTACATCATCGCGGTGGCCGCTCACAAAGTGAAGTCCATTGATGAGATCTGGTTTGAAGAAAAGCAGGCCTGGACGGCTGGCGGTGGTGTAACTGGCACCTACTCCGGCTATTTGACTGTGGCAGTCCGCACTGAGGGCACGGCTGGCAACACCATTGCGATCAATGGTGGCTCGAAGTGGGGATCATCCACTCGCCTAACCGGCTGTGCTTATGTCCACATTCGCATCAAGCGCACTGGGGCAACTTCAAAGACCGAAAGCCCGCTGGTCAATGGCATGCCTAGCCGCGTCACGATCATTGGTGACGGCGCGATGCTCTATGACCCGCGCCTTGATAGCACTGTCCCAGGCGGCTCTGGCGCGCATCGGGCAGACGATCAGGACACTTGGGGCAGTTATACGGCTGCTGACGATACCGATAACCCGGCGCTGCAACTGCTGTGGTGGCTGCTGGGCTGGAAGATCAATGACCGCCTATCGGTTGGCTGTGGTGTGCCGCCTGAGCGGATTGATCTGGAATCCTTCATCACTGCGGCCAACATCTGCGATGAGACTGTGATCCTTGCCACTGGCGGGACGCAGAAGCGTTACCGGACCTCTGGCACGGCCTCCGATGCCGACGACCGCATGGGCATTATTAATACCTTCCTTGCCTGCATGAACGGGACGCTGCGGGACAGCAACGGCAAGCTCAGCCTTGAGGTCATCAAGAACGATCTGGCCGATTATGTGCTTGATTTCGACGACAACGACGTTCTGGGTGATTTTGAATGGAACCAGACACGCGGCCTGACAGACACCTATAACAAGGCGCGCGGGCAGTTTGTGGATCCGTCCACCAACAGCCTTTATCAGCTTGTCGATTATCCCGAAGTCGGCTTTGCCAGCCCGGATGGCATCGAGCGTGTCATGACGCTGGATCTGCCCTACGTCGAGGATGGTCGCCGGGCGCAGCGTATCGCCAAGCAGGCATTGCAGCGCAATCAGTATCGCGGCCTGTTCTCGGCGGTGTTTACGGCCAAGGCACAGGGCTGCGTGGTCGGCGATGTGGTTCGCCTGACCTTCCCGGCACTGGGCTGGTCGAACAAGCTGTTCCGGGTCGTGAGTCAAGAGGTCCGCTTCGACGGCCAGGTGCCGCTGTCGCTGATCGAGGAAAGCCCTGAGATCTACAAGTGGGATGCCGAAGATAGCGCCCCTGTGACGCCGACGGCTCCGACCATCTATAATCCGCTAAACAACCCGTTCATTCTGGGCCAGGTCGAGGCGCTCGATGCGGCTGAAGCGGCGGCTATCCTTGCGGGCGATGCGCAGGCCACGGCTGACGGCAAGGTGCAATCGTTCTATCAGGCGTCCGCCCCGACCGCTGAAGGCGTCGGCGACCTCTGGTTCGACACCGACGACGGCAACAAGCAATACCGCTGGTCGGGCACGGTTTGGGAACTGGTGCAGGATCAGGAGATCGGCGAGGCACTTACTGCTGCGGCTGGGGCGCAGGCTACTGCGGACGGCAAGGTTACGACCTTCATCTCCGAGACCTCGCCCACCGCCGAGGGCGAAGGCGATCTGTGGTTCAAGGCATCGACCGGCGAACTGCGCCGCTGGAACGGGGCAAGCTGGAGCAGCGCGCTGGTTGACCTGACAAGCGCAGCCGTTCCGCGTCATGAGCCGTCCGATGTCACCACGACGTTTACGGCCAACTATCAGGGTACCCTTGACGGTGGCCAGTTGCCGCGCATTGTCCAGTTCAAGCGGTTCCGTGGCAGCACCGATGTGTCCGGCTCGGCCACTTGGAGCATTGTCAGCCAGACCGGCATCACTGGCGGCACTGTGACCGTCTCGGATGGCTATGTGACCATCCCGACGGGATCCACAGTTGCGCCGACCGCCGAGATTAGCGTCAAGTCGGTCCATGAGACCTTTGAGATCATCAGTAAGGTCAATGTGATCCGCCAGGATGCTGCTCCGCCAAATACTGGTGGTGGCTCCGGCTCCGGCACGACCGTGAACGACAGCACGTTCAATGGCGTGTCTGGTACGACCCTGACGGCGACTACGGTGCCATTGGTCGCTGGAAGTACCGCACTGTCGGCGGCAGCTTCAACGACGCTGGCACCCAGGCTGATGACACTAGCCCGGTTAGCGTGGTTGACGAAGGTGGCGGCTTCTACTTCTCGTATGCTGGCTATATCAGCATTTCCGCGACTGTGACCGGGCTTAGCGCCAATACGGACTACGAGGTCCAGTTGTACGCCGCGCGTGACAGCGCCAGCCCATCAAAAACGATCAACTTTGGCGGAACCGCTTCCGTCACCGGCTCTTAAGTGATATAGGAGGTGTTATGGCCTACATCTACGACCTGACCGATACTTGGAATGCTGGGGGCACGACCTTCTACGGCATCAAGATGAACGTAACCAATACGGCTTCGGCCTCTGGCTCGAAGCTGCTCAGTCTCCAGGTTGGGGGATCTGAGAAGTTTGGGGTTGATAAGGATGGTAATGTTGGGGTTGGGACGGCATCGCCGGGTGCGAGGCTGGAAACATCAGTCACTTCGGCGGGAGCTACTGCTGAAGTTCTGCGTCTGAGCAATCCGGGGTCCGGTGCAAACACTCAGGCCCAACTCAATTTCTACACCACCTCTACTTCGTATGCGACCATCACTGGCGGCTACGGAGCCTCTGCCCCCCAGATGACGTTCAACCTGCCTAGCGTGACGGCAGGTAACTACGTTTGGCAGATTTCCAGTTCCGAGAAAATGCGTCTCGACGCCAGCGGCAACGTCGGGATTGGTACGGCTACGCCGAGTGCGAAGCTGAGTGTTGTAGGTACGGCTAAGATTGGTGAAGGCGCAGCTTCCAACTCCGCGAAGCTGATGGTCAATACCGTGTCTGGCGCGGCAGCGGGTATCCAGCTCTTCCAAGACGGTAACGAGAGTTGGGTTATTGAGAACCCCGCGTCCACTACTGCGCTGACCTTTGCCAACAGCGGCACCGAGCGCATGCGGATTGCCGCCAATGGCTATGTCGGGATCGGGACGAATGCGCCGGATAGCAAATTGCACGTTGCTGGAACGGGCGGCGAAGGCTTTGTAACCGTTAGCGATAATACGCAGGCGACGATCCGCCTCTCCATGTCTGGCGGTGCGCAGTCTGACTTCACCATGACAGACTTGGCTACTATTCTGCGGACCAACGCTGGGCAACCACTTCTTTTTAGCACCAACGCTACCGAACGCATGCGTATCGACACCAGCGGCAACGTCGGGATTGGGACGACTGCGCCTGCAACTAAGTTTGTCGTTAGCAATAGCGGCGCGGCGGGTATTGAGTTCTACCCCGCAACAGGCATCATCCAGACCTACAACCGCGCCACTACTGCCTACACCGACTTGGTTACGTCTGGTCTGCAACAGCGGTTTTTCAGCGGCTCGTCTCCGGCTGAGCGTATGCGCATCGACAGCAGCGGTAATGTCGGGATTGGGACGACTGCGCCCGCCTACAAGCTGGATGTGTCGGCAACTGGCAATATCTCCGGTCGCGTAAAGACCAGCGGTGCCCTCAACGCATTCTACATGGAAGATGCGGGCACTACGGCAGGCGCGCGGCAACGTACAAGTCGGTACTGGGGCTATCGCGACGACGGCGACTGATGGTTTCCTATATATCCCGACTTGTGCCGGTACGCCGACCGGCACGCCGACTGCGAAAACTGGCTTTGCGCCGATGGTCGTCGATAGCACCAACAACAAGCTGTACGTCTACGTGGGCGGCGCTTGGCAGGCAATGAACTAAGGAGAACGTAAAATGGCTGTCGAATACACTTGGAGCATCTCGGCTCTGGAATGCTACCCTGAGCATGAGGGCCAGCCCAACGTGGTCTTCACGGCCCACTGGCGTCTGCATGGCGCTGACGGCGAGCATGCCGGTGGCGTCTATGGCAGCCAGGGCCTGACGCTTGATCCCGAAGCGGAGTTCGTTGCGTTTGAAGACCTGACCGAAGAAACCGTGATCGGCTGGGTCAAGGATGCGATGGGCGCTGAAGCCGTCGAGGCCCATGAAGCCAACGTGGCTGCTCAGATCGACGCCCTGGTCAATCCGCCGGTTATTCGCCCCGCTCTGCCGTGGGGTGAATAATGAGCGTCCAGCTTGAATTAACTGTGGAGGAAGTGAATGCTATCCTCCAGACCTTGGGACAATTGCCCACTGCTTCAGGGGCTTGGCCGCTAGTGGTCAAGATCAAGGAGCAGGCGGAAGCCCAGGTTTCCACGGAAGAGGGCTGATGAACTCCCATCATCAGTACGAAATTTCCCTACAATACGGCGGTGTCAAGTATATGCTTGACACTGCCATTGTTGTTCTTTCTACTACCATTATGGCGATAATGGTGGTATCATGAACGACGACGAAATCTGGAAGCACATTCCCGAGGGCGTCAAGCATCTGTTCGATGCATTGTCGGTCGGAACTATGCTGGGGACGCTCTTCCAGATGCTGCCTAACATCGCCGCCCTTATCACCATCATTTGGACCACAATTCGGATCTTTGAGACTCGGACGGTTCAGGGATGGCTTGGACGGAGAAAAGCCGATGGCGAAGGGAAACTTTGACGCCTGCCTGAAGGTTATCCTTCATCACGAAGGCGGGTATGTAAATCACCCCGCCGATCCGGGTGGTCGAACTAATCTCGGCGTTACGCAGCGGGTCTACGAGGAGTGGGTTGGCCACCCCGTGACCGAAGCCATCATGCGCGGGCTGACTGTCAGCCACGTTCGCGCGCTCTACAAAGCCAAGTATTGGGATAAGGTCCACTGCGACTCGCTGCCCGCAGGGCTGGACCTTTGCGTGTTCGACTTCTCGGTCAATGCCGGGACCGGGCGTGGTGCCAAGTTCTTGCAGCGCCTCGTTGGCGCAGTCGATGACGGGATCATTGGCCCTCGCACCCTGTCGCTGGTCGAGCAGACCGTTCGCGGGCGCGGTGTAGACCATTGCGTCATGGCCTATCAGGATCTGCGTCGGGACTATTATCGTCAACTTCGTACCTTCAACACCTTCGGGCGCGGCTGGTTGCGCCGGGTGGCAGAGGTTGAAGACGAGGCCATTAAAATGGTCGTCCCGGCGCAGCGCGGTGGCGCATGAAGCTGCCTAGCATTATGTCGCCAGACGGGCGGCGGGCCTGGGCCTTCGCTGCGATCTGCGGCGGCTGCATGATCTTCACAGTCTTTGCTGCCGTGGGCGTCTACATCCTCCGCAATGACGCCAAACTGGCGTTCTGGCTGGCTCTTGCCGCCCATCTCCAGATCCTTGTCGGCATGACCGCGCTCGGCTGGGTGCTGGGCCGTCGCATGCAGATCGAGGCCGGTAAGGACGGTGCCAAGATCAACGACCAGGGCGGAGCAGAACAATGATGCCTCTATTTGCCGGTCTGGACGCCGCTGTGGCGCTTGTTCGCCGCTTCCGTGTCCTGATAGTCGCTGCACCGTTTGCGCTGCTCAGCGCCTTCCTCTGGGCAAAGCTGTACGGCTTCCTCTGGTGGGATGGTGCAATCGAGCAGCGGGACAAGGCTCGTGCCGCTGTAGCCATGTGCCAAGAGGCCGGTCAGCGCAATCTCGCCGAGCAGATCCGCCAGCGTGATATGGAGAAAGCGGCCTACCAAGCCAACCATGAGAAAGCGAAGCAAATCCATGCCAAAGAACTGGAAGCGGCCCACGATGGCCTTGATCGCTTTATTGAGCGCAACCGCCTGCACCAAAACGGTCTACGTGGCGGCTCCTCCGGTGGAGCGGGCCAAGATCAAGGTGCCGGATCACGCCAAGCAGTGCCCGGCGGTGCCATCATGGTATCCGAAACCGACCTGCGCATCTGCACCGACCGCACCGCAGACGCGGTAGCCACGTTTGAGTACTTCGAGGGACTTCGGAAAGACGGTCTAGCTGAATAACTTAACAATAGGAGTAGAGTATGCCGACCCCGCCGCTTGAAGATAAGGTTCTGCTTGAGGCCCTGCGCCTCGTTCACCAGCACGGCAGCGTGTCTGAAGCAGCCAAGGCTATGAACATGCCTCGGCCCACGCTTCAGGCCCGCGTGACCTCTGCCCGGCACAAGTTCCCCGATTGGCGACCCGATGAGGTCGCCGCCGAGGCCCTGCCGCCGAAAGACCTGTCGTTCGAAGAACGGCTGGAGATGATGAAGCGCCGCAATGCCATGCGGATCACTCATCAAGCCGCCAAAGACTGGCAGCGTGTTCATATCCCCGTCGAGGGGCCGTATGCGCTCTGCTGGTTCGGCGATCCCCACCTGGACGATCCCTATTGCGATCTCGACGCCGTGGAGCGCCATGCGCGTATCTGCGCTGAGACCGAGGGCATGTTCGGCGTCAATGGCGGCGACAGCATCAATAACTGGGTAGGGCGGCTCAAGGCGCTCTATGCCGAGCAGTCGGCTACCGCTGAAGAGGGCTGGGAACTGGTCGATTGGCTGCTCAACAACCTCGGCGTCCGCTGGGCTGCATGGATCCTTGGCAACCATGACGCCTGGGAGATGGGTTTCCGCATCTTCGAGAAGATGAATACTAACCGCGTCCTGATGCGCGATTGGGAGGCCAAGCTGACCTTCGTCTCGCCCTGTGGCGGCGAATGCAAGGCTTGGGTGCGCCATGACTTCAAGGGGCAGTCGATCTACAACGAACTGCACGGCCAAAAGCGCGCTGCGATGTTCTCTGGCGGCGTGGC